GAATGCGCGGGATCGGGACCGTCGTGGTGATGGTCAGATCGTCGGCATACTTCGCGCGCTGGAAGGTGTAAAGGTTCCCATTCAGGAAGTCGCCCACCACGATCTGATTCTGGAAGTTGGCCGCGCAGTTGCTCCAGTGCCGGTGCAGGACGTTGTTCCCGTCCCGCGAGGCGCGCTTGTGCCAGAGGCTCGTCGCGAGATCGAACACCCACGTCCGATCCGCGGTCGGGAAGGTGAGCACGTAGAACTCGTGCCCCTCCTGCTGGTAGGAGTAGGCGATCGCGTCGTTCTGGACCGCGAAGGATTGGATGTCCTGCTCGACCGCGTGCGTTGAAATCCGCACCGGCTCGTAGCCCTGCATGGCCGTCACGACCGCCTGCCCGCGGGTATCCTGCGCCAGCCATGCGAACGATTCTCCGAGACGCGCGACGGAGGCAGGGGCGAGACATCCGTGTTGGCTCGTGGTGCCCGGCACGCGCCCGAACGGGAAGGGGAATGTGCCCACGTCGGTCCAGACTTCCGTCGTGCGCTCGCCCAGCAGGAACACCTCTCGGCGGTTCACGATGAGCGAGATGAGGTTGTCGGAGCTGGAATCCTTGAAGGCGAAGTTGAGGCCGTTCGAGGTCGTGGCCTTCAGGTCCGTACAGCCCCATTCCTGCGAATTGGGCTGGTTATAGACCACGAAGTTGTCCACGGTGTCCACCCGGGAGGCGACGGTAAATGGCCCATCGGTGAGGGTCGCGAACGTGCCCGTGCCCCACGTGTACGCATAGCGCGCAACGCCATCCGCGAGGAAGAGCGACGTGCCGTTGTCGCTCATGGAGACCGGACCAGCGCGCGTGGCGATGGAGCCCACGATGGGGCCGGAGAAGTTCGAGCCAACCGCATAGACGTTGTTCGCCACCACGACGTAGAGCGTGGCGCCGCCCGGCTGCACCCACATCCCGCGGACTTCACCCACTACGGGCGTGGAGGTCACGATCTTCAAGGCGGGCGTGGGATAGAGCGCGATCACGCCGCGCTCGCCGGGCTGCTTCGTGTGGTCGACCTCTGGATACCAGTTGATGCACTCCTGGTCGTTCTGCGTGATCGACGGGGCGACGTAGGACGCGCCCACGAAGCCGAAATCGCTCACGCGAACCCGCCGTGAAGAATGAATGAAGCGTCCGGGCTGCTACGCGCGGAGATGAGATCGTCGAAGGTAGCGGGATTCTGCGGGACCGAGTTCGTGCGCTTGATGTACGCGCGGGCCTGCTGCGCGAATTGCGGGATCATGGCGCGGGTTTCCGCCACGGCCGCCGTCCCCGGGTAGAACGGCATCAGCGCCTCCGCGAGGATCCAGGTGAATGCCATCAGGTAGCCCTGCGGCATCGAAATGGTGTCCTGCATCGTCTGGAAGCGCGAAATGATGCCGTCGCAGAACAGGTGGACTTCGCCCTGCGAGGGGTTCGGCCAGTAGTAGAGGACCGAGACCGGCATGGAGCTCTGCATGTAGACCGCGCGCGGCCACGGCCCCGATAGCGTCTTGATGCCGATCCGTTCGTACTGGTCGACGTTCAGGATATTCACCGGGAAATCGAGCGTGCCGGTGATCGAGTTCACGACGCGCACGAAGGCGCTGTTGATCCGCAGAGGCCGAACGGCGCTCGAGGTCATCGCCTCGGAGCCCACGGTCTGCGACGTGTTGATCTGGTAGGTGCCGATGGCGCTAGTGCCATTCCCGCCCAGGGCGGTTCCCAGCGACGTGATGACCGTGCCCGCGAGGACGTTGAGGCCGGTGATCGTCTGCCCGACCGAAATGGCGCCCGAGGCGATGGCGGTGACGGTGAGGGTATTCCCCGCGATCGCGCCGGTGAAGGACGCCCCCACCATGCCGCCCGGGCCGATGGTGTAGACGTACTGGTTCGCGGTGAGCTCGTGGATGACCTCCTGCACGCCGGGGATCATCTGGTGCTCGTTCGAGAGTTGGTCGATCACGTCGTTGAGGATCGCGAAGGCGAGATTCCCCTGATCGGTGTCGAGCGGCTCGCCCAGGGCCTGCGCGCCAATGGCCGAGAGCGAGCGCGAAACGATGTCGGCGGGGGTCGTCACATCAGGCGCCAAACTCGACGGCCGCGAATGCGCGCTCCAGCACCTGCACATCCGTCACCGTGTTCCGTGCGAACGACCACACCAACGTCGTCGCCGCCGTCGTGTCCACGGCGGGGAACGTGGTGCCCGCCGATTCCGCCACGTAGGTCGGGTCGTTGCCGGCCACCTGCGCATTCGTGACGCCGCGATTCTGGATGTAGCCGAGATTGGCCGCGTCCGTGCCGGAGGCGGTCGCCAGCGAATAAACGGCAGTCCCGGATGCCCCGGAATACTTCACCTTGTAGGTCTTGAGTCCGGCGCTGTTCGTGAAGCGGCCCTGCTCCTGATGGGTGATCTTTCCGTTGGGGCCGAGCGCATTCGCCGGGACCGTGATGATCGGGCCGCTAGTCTCCGCGATGACCGCCACGAAGGCGCCGGGGCCGGTCGTGGCGAAGGCGGTTTGCACGCCGAGCCCCGGAACGCCCGAGGCATAGGTGGAATTGAAGAAGGTGCCGTGCGTCGTGTCCGTGCCGACGTACCAGAGCCACGCCGTCGCGGCCGGGACGCCGGTGGCAATCGAAGCCGCCGGCATGAGCACCCACGCGCCATTCGTGTACGCGTTCGGGAGCGCAGTGCCCCAGGTGACGGCGCCGTTGTTGCCCATCGTCCCGCTCGGGGCGCCGATGAAGGGGATCGCCCAGCTCGCGATGTCGGCAGAGACGCCCTGCGGCAATCCAGTTGCGCGCAGCATCGCTATTCTCCCTCGCCGGGTGTCACCTCGAACGTGCCGGCGCCCGCGAGAAACCACGCATTCACGGGCAGCGTGAAGACCTCCACGCTGGTAGCGAGCATGCCGATCACGTTCGCCTGCGGAGTGCCGGCCACGGGAGCGGTAACGCTCATCGTCGGCGCGACGCCGCTCGAGATGCTTGCGGTGGACCATGCGAAATAGGCCGCCGCGCCGTTCACGTTGCGCACGCGGTACTGCTGGTTGCCGGTAGGCCCGGTGCTCGAGACCTGCCGCGCCGTGCCATCGACCGTGACCGTGGGGCCCGTGGGGCGAAATGGAGCCATGCCTTCCTCCTTCGAGATAGCCGGGAGCCCGAAGGCCCCCGGCTAGGTGAAACGCCGCGGGATCAGCCGGCGCTGGTCGGAAGGACCGTGAGCTCGACCCAGCCAGAGCCCTCCAGGAACGCCGTCACAGACGACACGGCGACTTCGAGGGTTTGGTTCGGGGTGAAGGTCGAGTTGAGCCCGGTGATCGCCGTCGCGGCTACCGCGGCGCCCGTGGGCGTGCAGTTGGCGCTCGTCATGTTGATCACGCCGCCAGTGACCGCCGTGCCGTTGATCTGCACGGTGAGGGTGGCGGCCTTGGCGCCGGTCGTCACGGGAACGCCCACGCGAAATTGCGCGGCGGTGACGGCGAACGCATAGGGCACGTTCACCTTCCACGTCTGCGAGTTCGCGAGGCCCGTGAGGACACCAATCGGGATGATGATGGTGTCCGGGTTGTCGATGGAGCCTTGGGTGCTGGTGCTGTTGGGTGCGGCCATGTGGGTCTCCTTGCGTTACGCCGCGATGCGGCAGGCGAGTTCGCCGTACAGCGGCGCCCACCCGTAGAGCACGTCCAGGCGCGTCGGGATGGAGTCGTTGTTGATGGTGTATTGACGCACCACGCGAATCGAGAGGCCCACTTCCTTGTCGGAAGCGCGTCCCGCGAAATGCACGCCCTCGGGGAGTTCGAGATCGGCCATCGCCATCGTGTAGGCGTTGCGGTGGAACATCAGGTTCTGCGGAGAGACCACCGCGTTCGTGGCGCCGGTCTGGACGGAGCCCAGGAGCACCACCGCGCCGGAGGCGGTCGGGGAGGCCGTGACGTTCTGGAACTGGCCGCCGAAGATCACCGCCGGGGAGACCGTGATGTTGAAGTTGCCAGCGCCCGTCTGCGTGACCGTGGACTGCACCACGAAGCTGCGGAGCTTCCCGTAGCTCTGGCGGTTCTGCGGGTTCACGCCGAAGGCACCGGCGAACGTCACCGTGTCGCCCTGGTTGATGGTGAGGTTGTTCGCGCTGTTGTTGATCGAGATGACCGACGTCGACGCCCAGCCCGTGGCGAGACCCTGGCCGGCACCGTTCACCGTGACGGTCGTCGCACCCGAGGCCGTGCCGATGGTCTGGGACACGACGTTCTGGTCGAGCTTCCAGTTCACGCCCGCGGAGTCGCGGCCCATGAGGCCCTTCCGGTACTGCTGGCCGATCTGCTCCTGCGGCACGAAGAGCCCCTTCAGCGCGTCCACGATGGTCGCGGACGTGAAGGGCTCGATCACCACGCACCGGCGACCGTCGCGCGGGGTGCCTTCCGCGTCCATGAAGGCGCCCGCGGTGAGGTAGGTAAGGAGCGTGTTCGGGGTCGTGCCGGGGGTGCCCACGATGTTCCCGGTGCTGTTCTTCGCCATCACCAGGCCGTCGCGGTCCACCTTGTTCGCGATCGCCGCGAGGGCGGGCTTCAGCACCCGGTCGGAGAAGCGATCGATGGAGAGCGCGAGGTCCTGGGTCGTGAACTGCGTGTCCACGTGGAACTGCGTGGTGAGGACCACGGGAATCGAGGTCTCGTTGAAGTCCTCGACGTTCAGCGCCGGGCCCGTGGTGCCGATGAAGCGCGGGGGACGGCGCACGTTCACGGTCGAACCGATCTTCGCGCCCGTGACGGCGAACTGGTCGTCGTACTCGCGCGAGACTTCGCTCGTGAAGGTGAGCTCGTTTTCGAGCACCATCAGCGATTCCTGCGTGATCTGGCTGATGGTGAGAAGGGTGTTGCCTGCCATGTTCGTCGCTCCTAAGAAGAAAGAAGATTTAGGAGCGCCGGGCTACTACTTGATCTTGCCCTCCTGGCGCAGGCGCTTCCATTCGGCGTGCGTGCCGTGGAAGACGCCATTCGCGTCGAGAGGCACATCGGGGGTCGACGTGCCGCCTTTCAGTGGGGTGATCGGTGCCGGCGCTCGGGAAATTTCCGAGGCGGCGGGCGCAGGTTTCGGCGTCTCTTTCGAGGCACCGGCCGGGGCCGCGGCTTTTTTCAGCCACGGCTTCGTCTCTTCCAGCCTTCCGATCGCACGAAGCGCGGCAGAGCGCGACTTCTTCTTGAGCT